TTTTGATAAAGAATGCATCAGGATCAGTTAAGTAGTGGTTTACAGTATAACCTTCTGAAACCATTCCCATGTTCTTGATTGCATTGATATCATTATCAGCAGTACCAGTTCTACCTTCAGACTTCATAAGTCTGTCAGCAGTAAATTGCAATGCAGGTGGAATAATCATTTTCATTCCTCTAGCCGCAATTTTTAGTCCTCTTTCATCAGTGAAAGCCGAAATGTCGATTAAAGACTGCTCTAAAGAAGTTTCGTTTAAATCAGCAGAAGTTGCTAATTCATTTGCGAAGTTTCCTGAAAGCGTAGGGTGAGCAGTAGAACAAAGTTCTACACCATCACCACCAGCAAAAGTTGCGTTGAACGCATTGTTCAATACTGCTGCTGCTTTAACTTGTTTAGTGTTTGCCATAGATCTTGCTAACGCTTTTGTATATCTAGACGCAAGTCTGTCATACAAGTTATCTTCGATAGCTTCTTCTGTGATTGCAAACGCTAAAGCGATTGTTTCGTTTGTGTAACGAGCCGTGAAAGTTTCTTGCGCATCGTCGAATGATACACCTTGACCTTCAGGTTTTACTGCTGCATTTCCGAAACCACTTAACATTACTTCTTCTTCAAAAGCTCTGTCAGATGATTCTGTGTCGAAAATTTCAGCTGCCTCGTTAGCATACTGTTTGTACTCAAGTCCGAATAGTGCATTCAAACCTGGTTCTAGTTCTTTAACTAGCTGTGCTCGTGATATTGCCATGTTTTTATCTCCTATTCAGATTAGTTGTAAGCATGCGATGCTGGGTTAATAACTACAACAACATCACTGCCATCAGCAGTGTAGTCGTTTTGGCCAGAAACATTTGCACCTCTAACAAGAGTAAACATTGCATTCGCCGAAGTGTTTGCAATAACTAATCTCTCATCAGACATACCGTCTCTACCAGTAGCCCCATTGTCGCCTGTGTTATAAAAAAGACCAACGTCATTTTGTTGCCACGCAGTCCCACCTACTCTTATATTGAATTCCTGTAGAGGATTATCCATTACAAAAGCTGTTCCATCGCTAGAACCAGTGTTGTAGTCAACACCGAAGTTAGAACCTGAAGCAATTGAGTTAGCCCAAGTTGGTTTTTTGGTTCCAGAATCCACGTAGAAACCACCGTTGAATACACCTACTAGTAAAGTACTAGAAGCAGTGTTATTCGCCCAGTCGGCTCCGCCCGGTTTTCCGTCGTCCATTGTATCATATGTAGAGTCCATCAAATAACCTTTTTCAGCTGCCTGTGTACCAACGTTAAGTTGTACAGGGTCCCCTTTGAAGATTGTATTGAAAGCGGCTCCATCATAGTCGTGTAGCTTGTATTCGGATTGACCAGAAGTTGCAGGTGTTGAACCCACAGTCATTACTGCTCTACATCCGTATCCAGCTGTATTACTATTCGCCATAGTTTTTCCTTTTCTTAAGTGAACCTGTCCCGAAGGACTTCCAGTTCGGTTAATGAAATTTTGTTGGACTTAGAAATTGTTAAAAGAACTATTTCTTTGTACCACCAAAAGTTACACGAGTTTGCCTTTCACTATTGATTGGCATACTTGGGTGCTGATCCTTAAGAACGTCGTTGTCTACTGCTTCATCTCGATCTTTTGTTTGCTTATTATAATAAGCTTCACGAGCAAGCGCGATATCTTCCGGTATCCTAGCCAGCACTAGGCCTCCTTGTCCTATAACACCAGCATATTTTCCTGTTGTCATAGATGCATAATTTGTTTCCGGGTATTCATCAGCTCTGACAAATTCCCATCCCTCTCTCTGTTTTGCAGATGCATTTTTTGTATCATCAAAACCTAAAGTTTCTACTCTAATCCATCTATGTCTGAACCCAGTGGGTGCAGGGGGTGAATCAAGGGCTGAGGGTGGAGTCCAAGTTGTAGGTTTTTTAACCTTATCTCTTGTTTGACTCGCACGAGAAGTTTTTATATTTTCATTTTCCATATGCTTATGCTCCTTCCGTGATGTTTAATTGTTTCGCATACTCTTCGAGTGGCACGCCTATTCTTTTAGCAATTGCTACTTGTGAAGGCGAGAGTTTCACAATTTTTCTGCGTCCTGTTGAGGCCGAACGTTTAGCCGAAGCTACATTTTGAGCAGGTTTTGCTCTTTTTGTAGTGTTGTCCTCTATCTTATCAAATTTATGCGGGAATTCAAGTCTTATTCTTGTATCTACTTCCTCATAATATTCGTCTGATTTAGGATCAAATCCTTCTTGTTCTACAAGCTTTTTATGTATATCAAAAGCTGTGTAAGTCATTGCAGTATCATTACCAAACCAACCATTTTTAGCTGCCCAGACTTCTGCTTTAGGATCAGATTGTGGTGTTTGTCGTTGAGGGGTAACATTAATTTCTTTTTCTTGAGGTACCTCCACATTATTAACTTTCATAGAATTCAATCTTGCATTTTCTACAGTTAAATTAGCTAACTGTTCTTGTGCTGCAATTTGTGCTTCTACATTTTGAGATTCAATAGCGTTTTTAAGAGCTAACTTAGCTGCTGCTAAACTAGTCTTAACTCTACTTTCAAACTCTGATACATAAGATTTATCTAATTTAGATAATCTTGTTTCTGCTTTATTTTTTTGTTGAGTAACTGATTGAGCATATTGAACAGCTTCTTCTCGCTGTCTTTCTGCTTCTCTCATTTTACGAGTTAATTTAGCAATACGTTTTTGAACGCCTTCACTATATTCTTTTAACTCATCTTTTTCTTCAGGTTTTTTCTCGTCTAATTTTTTTTCTTCGAGTTTTACCTTTTTCTCATTTTCATACGTTTTATCTTCTGGAGTTGTTTCTTCAACAACTATCTCTTCTTTAACTTCCTCTTGTTTGACCGTTTCGCCTTTTTCATCTAAATTAATTTCTGCTCCTTCTTTTTCTCCAACATCAATTAATTCTTCGGATGCTCTTATATCTTCTGGCATAGTTTCTCCTATGTTGTTAAATTAAATGCAGAACTGCTTCAGGATCTTTAATGGTCCCTAACACTTCGTCATCATTAAGTATTCTCACTTCTCCACCTTCAATTGGTAATCGTGAGCCCGCATAGCGAGCAAAAATTACCCAATCTCCTAATTTGCACCAAGGTTGACCAAATTTATCTTTATCCTTGTATGCTAAATCTCCCATCTTTAAAACATAACCACAAGTTGTAGCTATTCTTGCTTTATCTAAAGATTCTTGGGAAAATATAATTCCACCTGCTGATTTACTTTTGGGAGTAAAAGGTAAAACTAAAATTCTATATCCAGACGGTTCTGGTAATTCGTCAACTGTATCTCCAATATTATCAGGAGATAATGGTTCTGGTTCTGGAGGTAAATTTTTTTTCTCTTCTTCGTATTTGTCTTGAAGCCCTAATTTAATTTTTGGTGCTTCCTTTGCCTTCTCCAATGTCGATAACGTTTCCTTGCTCATCTTTTTGCTCCTTCGGTTTTAGCAGGTTAGAGATATCCTGTAATGTTAATTGTATAGAATGTGCTTGTCCTATTAAATACTTATATTTTTCCATATTGTCAACCCCTCCTGCCAAAATAGAATCTCCGATACGCTGTAGTCTTTCTTTTAACGATTTTTGTGTTTGAACTATTAATTGTATATCATCCATTATTTTCTCTTCTTCCTTTTCTTTTTTTTAGGTTTACTTCCGTATTTATCAGTCCATTCTTTAGCAAGTTTAGGTTTATTTTTAAATAAATACCTTCTTTGTTTTTCAGATTTAAACGGCATTATTTCTCCTCTTTTGTTTCAGGCTCTTCCTTAAAATCTTCTAATGCGGATAATTTTTCTTCTGCATCAGAAATTTTTTGTAGTTGCTTGTCGACTTCTTCAATATGTTGAGGATGTTCCCCAATACCTACTGAATTTTCTAAATAAATATTAATAATAGTATGCGCTTCTGCGATAACTGCTTCATATCTTGCTTCGAGGGCACATAAGATAGAATTACGCATTAGCAATTCCACTTTCTTAAAGATTTAGATAATCTATCATCACCTGTGTTATTACTAGCTTTTTGTCTTTTACGCATCCCGGTCATCCTCGCGCAGAAACTCTTTCTACGGTTAGCGGCCTTAGATCCTTTTTTTAATTTTGATGGTTTAGTGGTTACAGCAGTTTTTAATTTTGATCCTGGATTAGCTGCTCTATAAGATGCAACACCTTTTTTATTTAATCCACCTGATTCAGACTTACCTTCTTTTCGAGTCCAAGCCGGAGAACCTCCATTTTTTAAATAAGCCCTTCCCTGTCCTCGTAATGCAATCATTATTTTTTAGCAGTCTTAGCTGCTCTTTTAAATTGTTTAGCTGTGGGAGCACCTTTACTACCTACTTTTCTCATTTTTTCTTTTGAACCAGCTTTAATTCTTTTTCTTTTAGCGTGTATATTTGCGTATAGGCCACGTTTAGCCATTTACTGTCTTTCCACAGTCTTCACATGTAAAGACTGTTTGAGATTTTTTTTTTTTATTAACACATTCACATCTTTTACCAAAGAGTTTATCTATTAATTTTTTCCACAATTTTTTCATTATGCTTTTTTAAAACCTTTCAATGTTTTAGCTAATCTTGCACGTTGACCTAACTTGCCACCTTTTTTAGCTGCTGCATTTAATTTTTTAGCAGGAATCTTTTCACCTTTTTTAATACCTAAAGATTTTCTTAAAGATCCTGGTTTTTTAATAGCTTTTTGTATCCACTTACTTGCCATTAGCTTTTCATTGCTTTGCCGAAACCATGAGTCGCAACTCCGCAACCTTTAATTTTTCCACCGTGTCCGTAACCTTTAACTTTACCACCTTTGTTATATCCTTCTTTAATTTCACCAATAACTCTTTTTTTTTCAGCTCTTCTATTTGAATTCATTTTTTCAGAATCAATTCTACCAAGTTCTTCTAGGTTATTCATTTTGCCTGTGTTTGCCATTATTTATCCATTGTTCCAACAGCAGAATAAGCTCTGTTACCAGATGCTTTTTCCATGCCTTTTGATTCATCTCTTCTAGCTTTAAAGCTTTGAGATTTTTTTCCGTTTCTTGCTCCTAATGATTCATCAAGTCTATCGTTGTAGCCTTGTTTTTTAGAACTACCACTTGATCCATAAGGAAATCTTACATTTGATCTTATTCCGTTTTGTCTCATTTTTTTCCTCCGTTTTTAAATATTTGTGTTCCCTTTATACCAAAAATACTACCTACTACAAGGATCCACAAAGTCGAAAACCATGTAGGTAGCGTTGCAAAGTGTTCAAAGAAAATTTTTACTTTTTCCATGGCCACCGGACTATCACTAAACACACCCCAAGCTAGCACAATTATCGGGGCCGATAAAATCACCAAAACGAATTCGTCTTTGTAGTCGTTTTGACGGGCTTCTAACAATTTACCTTGGTATTGTTCTTCGCCACGTGCTTGTCTTTCTGCATGAAGTAATTGTGCATCAGACATTGCAACTTTTGCTCTTTGTCTGTTAGAATAAATTTTACTTCCAGCAGAAACGGCTAATTTAATTGCCGAGAACCACATTTAGTACCACTTAGCTTTAACTGGTTTTTTATCGGCTCTCATCGCTTTCGTTCCTCTAACTGTAACAGTTTGAGTTTCGAAAGGATCAGTAGCTTCGATCGTTTTTCCACCAGTTTGATAACCATCTTTCCCAACGCCAAGTTCTTTTTCAATCTTAACGTCTTTGTTCATGAAAGTTGATCCTCTTTGCCAATCTTTGTCCATAGTTTTCTCCTTAGTTGTTAATATACTTAATTTTTTTTAAAATTTCTACCGAAATCGTGTCTTTTACTTTCATCAGCCATCGTTTGCTTAGTTAATGACACTCCTGCACGTAATCCAGCTAAATCTTCGTTTTGTTCTAGCTTTTCGTCGTGTTGTTGGTCGTCCATTAGCGCTTTCATAGTATCTAAATCAAGTCTTGCTTCATTGTTAACTGTTTTTTCTTGATCTGATTTAGCTTTTAAGTCTAATTCTCTTGATTTTAGTTTAAGTAATGGATCTCCACCTACTTCAGAGCTAATTTTATCTTCTTCTTTAGCATAATCAGCTGTCATTTCAGCAATTAAAATTGCTTTTCTAGCTTCCATCATAGAAGTAAGTTGTTTAAC